ATGGTACTACTTCCGTCCACTAAATCACTTACCCCTAATGCACCTAAAGGCTTACCGTCTATTAGGACCCCTTTTTGGGTTATTTCAAAGGTATGATCTGGGGACTTAAGAAGCACATTACCCTCTTTTGTGAGCCCTATTTGGGAAAAATGATCTGATTTTGCTTCTGGGTTAGTTGTGTCTTTTTTCTGTACAATAGCGAATGACCCGTCTGTCTTCATTTCCTGAAAAGTTATACCGTTCCCATCGTTGTGTCTACTACCTAACCGCACTGTACCATCAGATTTAATAAAGAATGTTACTCTATGGCTATCATATACCCCTTGGTGTACATATAGTAAAGTAGGGGAATTAGGGGACTTAGGTTCAATAGTTTCCCCGTTAGCATACCTAGAATTAGGTAGGTGTTCATAGTCAAAACCATTATCTTGAACATAGGCATTTTCTTGATCGGAGTCAGTAATATACATGAAACTTTTACCTGAGAAAGTTACCTCTTGGTTCCCTCGTCCATCTATATTTCTATAAGTCATCGAGGGATATAACGTAAAGAGCTGCCATAACTCCTGCTGCACCTTTTCGTCTGACTCATCCGCACTGGAGAACGTTGTCCTAGTTAATTGTGATTGGTTCTCCGTATCTCCATATATATTTAATACAATCGGGTAATCTTTGTTCCCCTCCAAGAAACCCACTAGTACAAGAGAACCTACAGTTACTAACGTATTAGACCCGTAGACCTTCCCTTCCGGGGTCCTGCCTCCAAAATCGACAGGCAACCTCGCAGAGAACTTACCATTATCACTAGGGTTTCTCGCTGTTGTATTCTTATGTAATGTTGTCATAACATCTACTGTATTATATTTATAGTTAACCTTAATAACACGGGCTAAAGAAAGCTTAACAATATTACTGCCTTCTTTATATATTCTCTCTACTTCTTTACCTAGTTGAGACTGAAATCTCATAGGAGATAAAGGGGTTTGGAATTTTCCATCATCCAATTGTTTCACCTACCTCTCTAATCGGGTTATGTCATAGTACCTCCAGAACCGTCTAGCCCTTCTAATTCAGCATTTATGTACCTTAATACATGACCGTTGAACTTCTGCCACCAGTACCCTTCTTTCATATTTTCTGTCGCTATGCCACTAGAAGACTGAGACCCTACGAACGTACCCTCTCCTGCGTAAATACCAACGTGACCATCATTCTTGTACGTGTCGAAGTAAACAAGGTCTCCGATCTGTAAAAAACTTCTGGCTAGCTCCTTTGATGAACCTCGGGGAGTTATAGTTTTTAAACGTGAGTCTACTTTTATGGTATCTGTAGTCATACCAGTCTTTCCGCCTTTTAGACTAACCCCATTTTCGTAGTAACACCACCATACAAACGAAGAACAATCGGTTTCAATAGGGGTACTAAGGAAAGGATTTCCGCTTCTCCCTCCCCCAAAGGTGTATACTGAGTCATAATCAAGTTTACCTAATGCAGTATTAAGGGCATTTAGGGCAGTGTTTCCTCCATTCGTTCTGCCCCACTCCCGAACTCCGTCTCCAGAGGTGTCGGATTGTTGCGCCTTCTCTAGTAGCTCCTCCTGAGATAATTCTCCAAGGTAACCGCCTTTAAAGTCCTCCGACATCCCCCATAAGTTAGAAAAACGCTTTGTACCATAGTCCGGTAAACCTCTTGTTACCCCTAATATAGTGGTGTAGCCATTGGAGAAGCTGAACTCATGCTGAACGGACTCTACATAAAACTCCCATACAGTATCCTGCTCAAAATCTTCGTATTGTATTTTAGAACCAATTCGATACATAGGGTGACCTAGTACTCTAAGGTCTCCTCCGTAGAAATTAGCGTTTTCACAATACCAGTTATACAATCTTTGGGTGTACTCTTCTAACTTTTCTTGAGCGATACTCTTCTCAGCATTAGTCTCTTGGTCTACTTCGCTGTCTCCTGTTGCGTCTTTTAGGATATTGTATTCTTCCCTAGTAAAATCTCCCTCTTTAACACTGTCAATAACACTATCAATAAGTGACTCGGACATTGTAGGGAAATAAGAAAGCATTTCAGAGTAAACTGTCTCCCTTTGTGTTCTAAGTACTTCTGGGTCTTCATACCCATTATCGGTAATAAAGGTTAAGACCTCTTCAAACATAGGAGGTTCAACAGGTATTTCTTCTCCCTCTTCCTCGTCCTCCTCAGCCTCCCCTACTAAATGAGCAGTTAGAAGGTACCTGTTTTCAGCGTCCAAACGTTTGTACCCATACTTTTTAATAAGGTCTGGGTTAAACTTAGGATACACCCCTAAGTCCATACTGTTTAGGGATATGGAGTTTGGAGCCTGAACAACGAATACAGAGAACATCTCAGAGTCTGATTTACCAATAGACTCCTCAACTACAATGTCACTGGTAAACCTGTAAAGTGGTAGTCTATCCCAATTGTCTGGGTCGAAAGGGGTAGGTCTCATTAGAGCCTTACATTTCCCTTCGTTTGTGTACTCAAAGAATAATTCATTAAACGGTTTAGCAGACACATCCTCTAGGAACTGCCTTAGACTACCTTGGTAGTTAATAAACGGTGTTACATCTGCTAGTGCCTCGTCCTCTGTCCAACTATTAAACTCGTAATCAAAATAGTCTTTCAGGGTTTTATTTCCTTCAAAATTGTACTCTGCGTACTCATAAACGAACCGTTCCATCAGTTCTGAGCCTATACCTGCTGCGGTGTTACCTGAGAATTGTAACCCTGTTTCTGGGTCGTCTGGTAACCAACCTAGCCCGGTTATGATAGTAGCTACCTCTTGGATTACTCCTACATTAAAGTCGATTAGAGCTTTAGTCATAGCTCTACCTGTGATTCTATATAGTAGAATACCATCCCCATACTCCCCCTCTTTATGTATATCGGAGATAAGTCCAACCATAATGTATGGGTTATGAGGTTCATCTTTTGTTCTGTCTGGTATAGCTTTTATTCTTACTAAGTCATTAGAGCCTAATATTTTATCCCATTTTTTCTTAGCTAGCACTACAAGAGAAAAAACTGGGCTATCATCCTCCATTGCATTTTTTATACTAAAGGAAATTATAGACTCCTCAAAATCCTCTTGGGTTAGTTGCTCTTCTGTATCATATGTAAGTATGTATGAGCTCTGTTCGTTAGCCATTTCTACTGTGAAAGTTGGATACCGCTTAATAATAGTTGTCATCACTCTATACCTCCTTTAGATTTGTGTTTTGTGTCCTTTTTACACCCGAGTTTGTAAGCATTTTTCCGTACAGTTGCTCCACTTACACCAAATTTAAGTGCGGTATCTCTTTCCGAATGAGTCATATAGTACTCTGCCATCTCCTTATATATGTTGAAGTTTTCTACTATATAATTTTTACTCAGGTCAATACAAGGGAAGTACTTGTGTAGCTCTACTGCTATGTCGTTTACCTTACTAGTGGTGTAAGGAATTTCTACATAGACAATATCGTTTTCCCTACAGTATTGTTTTTTCTTGTCATCTGCTGCCTGTTGTTTTCTTAGTGAGGCAAAAATTCGGTTATCAGGGTCCTCTTCATAATGTTGTCGTCCGTTATACTCTACATTAAACTTTTCTCCCCTATACTCTATATAAAAGTCCATATACTGTTTAGACCTATCCTCATGGAGTATAGTATACTGTGTATTGAAAGGGATATTATTTTGCTTAAGAATAGAGCCTACACAACGTTCTCCCCAACTCTTGGTACTATCTAAAGGGCACCTTACCCCAGTTTTAAAAGTATCATAGCTAACAGACCATTTATTCCCCTCCGGGGAGATTACACTAATCTTATCTGTTACCCTTACATTTTCAGGGACATTGACTACCTTATAACCTTCTTCCTTAAACTTATCCTTGAGGAAATGCTCTTTATTTAGGAGACTTCTAAAATCAGGTCTTTTACCCCTTGTAAAGTTGTTCCACCTAATAGTAGCTACGTACTCCTTGTATTCCCCGTTTAAAATAAGACACTTCATCGGGGTCGCATTACCTTTGTAGCCTTCAATAACTTGTAACCCCTCAGATAACATTTTCTCTATAACATACTGCTCTCTATCCTTTTTATTCTTAAATGACTTTAACGGTTTGTATTCACCCATGCTATACACCTCTTTATCTTATAATATAGCACAAGTCAATCTCAAACAAAGGTAACGTTTAGATATTGTTGTCAATTAAATCAACTCCCCCATATACTATTATAGCACGAACGCACTATTTCCTTTTGGAATAAGAAAAGGAGAAGAGATGTTACACTCTTCTCATTTCTTGTGCATGGTAACTCATAGAACCATATATCTTATCTTGTATATTCTGGGCTACCTTATTCAAATCTTGACTGTTTTTAACTTTGTCCGATACTGACTCATCCCCGGTTACATAAACAGTTATATTTGAGTCTACCTTCATGTCATTGTTATTTTTTGAATTACTGGAGTTATTGGTACTCCACTGAGCAGAGTCTGATTGGTTGTAGAAACCAGTAGCGTATTGTCTACGTTTACCCATTTCACTTCCACCAGAACGTTCAAAGGCTTTCTCGAATAAGTCTGCCGCTGCTACAGGGTCCGTCATTTTCTTAAAGGAATCGAGACCTCCGTTTTTATTTAGTATAGAGGCGGTTGTGGAGTCTCCTCCGTTCATTTCTTGTAACATAAACTGTAATTGAGCGTCTAAAGAGTTAGCTTCCATACCGTTTTCTTTGGCATAGTTTTGAAGGTTAGTCTTTCTACCTCCTAACCATTGACCGATACCGAAGGCACCGCTTGAAGCGTTCTCGGCTGAGGGGTTTAAGCTTGACTCTTGTTGTAAGTTTCCTAGGATACCCGCTGTAGCCTCAGGACTAAATCCGTTAGAGGAGAAGAAGTTCCGTATTTTTCCAAGGTTACTATCCCCAGTCGCAGTCTGGGAAGGGTTATAAGCCATACTAGTAGCAAGCGTACTAGTATTTGAAGGGTCTGAGCCTGTAGGGACACCCATCGCAAAACGTTGCTGACTGATTGCCCTGCTATAATCCTCTATAACCTTCTCTTGCTTTTCTAAGTTAGTACGCTCACTTGCGATGTTGTCCCCTCGCTTATTCTCTACGTGTTCTTTATTTCTAGTGTTTTCACGATCTACCTGCTCCCGAACACTACTAGTAGTTTCATTTTTGTCTCCCCCAAATTTACTACCAATCCAACCACCAAGTTTAGACCCGGCAATCGAACCTCCAATACCACCAACTAATCCTCCGATAGCAGTACCAATACCCGGAACTACAGAACCTACTAATGCCCCTGCTGCGGCTCCGCCTCCCATACCTCCAAGAATACCTCCGGCAGACTCACCTACAACCCTACCTCTCTCTTTTTTAGGGGCTTGCATTATAGAACCTATACTAGTCAAAGCAGCTAAAGGCAGCAAAGCTCGACCTGCTATTTTACCAAGTCCACCGCCTAAACCTTTTCCGCCACCCGGGAGGATGTTCATGGTATCTTTTCCTTTTTTACCTAACCATCCTAACCCTTTAGAGAACATGTTACCTTTACTACCTACGGAGCCTCCTGTATTAGGTAATCCACCTTTTCTTACATTAGGGTCGAACCAACCCTTAGCTTTATTAGCCCCCATGCTTACCATGTTAGCTAACCAACCGAATTTACCTTTTCCTCGGAATTTTGTTGTTGACCTTCTATTTGTTCTGGTGTTTGTTCTAGTATTTGTTTTGGTGTCTGTTTTAGGTCTACGGTCTTTACCATCGTTACCTCCACCACCATAGAACATACCTCCGCCACCGCCACCGGCTCCTCCGGTGCCACCTCCGGGACCTCCACCGGTTCCTCTGCGGCTAAACCAGTTACCTCCGCTCCTATAGGTACCTCCTGCCCACTTACGAGCTCCTCTAGCCATACCGAATGAACCTGCGGTACCTAGTAAAGCCATAGACAAAGCTGCTAGTGCAGCAATCGTACCATATGCAATAGCCGGAATACCTCCCATAGAAGAGTTAACATCTTTAACAATGTCCCCAAAGTCATTTAACTGTGCAGACTGTTTTTCTGTTACTGCCTTACTTTGTTCTGCTGTAGCTTCCTTTTGATTCTGATAGTTACCTAGTTTATCCGCTGATAATTGCTCCCCTGTAGCTAGATCGGACTCCAGTACACTAAGAATGTTCTCCTGTGTTAAAGCTCCCTCTCTGTACAGGTCCATTAACCCGCTAATCTGATCTGTGGTAGCATCTACTCCAAGATCATCTCGGACAAATCTATATGCCGCATAGTTTTGAGATTTTTCGTCTCCCCCTGACTGCTCAGCTATACGACCAATAGTATTAATGTTATCTACATCGGAAATACCTTTCTCCATCTGCTTCATTAGGTCCCATGAGCCGGACAAACCTTGGTACTCGCTACCTTGACCGAACATTACACGGGTCATAGGGTTATCTGCGCCTTGACGTAGACCTGCGTTTAGGTCTGCCATGAACTTACCTCCGGTAGTACCTCTTAGTTCATCAGTCCCAGAGCTACCTAGTAAGGATTGTAACCCCATCACGTTCATTACATCTTGCTCATTTAGCTTACGACCTTCAGATACAGTACCTAATATCCCTTCTAATGCGGAAAGTTGCTGCTCTTCACGACCCTCCATACCGCTCTGTTTGATAGCACCTACAAAAGCATTTTGGATTTCTCCTACTTGTGACCCAGTAATTTTAGCTGAGTCGAATACATTGTCGAAGAAGCTTGAAGTACGGTCCGCACTTACTCCGGTGGTTCTACTAAATTGTGCTTGAGAGTTCATTGCTGTGTTTAAGTCATCGGTGTCTTGGAACCCTCTGTTAGATAGATAATTATTTTGGAAGTTTAACATTTCCTGTCCCGTGAACCCTAACTCGTCTTGCAAACCAGAGTCGAAAGCATTGTCACGTACATCAGTTCTCCAATCCTCTTGATTGGTTCTCTGCCCGATAGACATAACATCGTCTCTCATGTTTCCTTTAACGGACTCACCTTTCATGTATAGTCCACCAAAGGCTGCCCCCATAGCACCCCCTAGGGCTAACCCAATAGCAGGAGCACGTTCGTACACCATACCCCGGAAGGTACCACGCTCGGGCTTAACTTCCACTCCCTCCACTTTACGACTGTAATCCTCCATATTGTCAATTGTACGATCAAGACTTTTACTTAATCTGTATCTAGCCTCAATCTCTTTATCCATGGATTCTATTGTTTGCTGCATTGCTATTTTTCTATCAATGTCCTCTGAAGAGGCTTCTGGGTTAGTTTCTATATCCTTAATCTGGTGAGTTAGCTGATCTCTCTCCATACCCATGTTAGTAACCTTCTGGAGGTTTTGCTCTCTTTCCTTACGGTAACTATCACGGGTTGTAGCATAGTCTCCGGAGAAGCTTGCTGCTTGTTGGTTAGACATATACTTAGAAGCTTCTGCTCTACGAGATAAACTCTCGTTACGTCTATCTAATTTATTAACTTCTTTAATCTTGTCCATTACACCATTTAACTTACTGGACACCCCATCTGTTTCCTCAGCATTAGCGTTAACCACACTTCTAGCTCTTTTAGGGTCCTGTGGTAGGTTATTCATATCATTAGAGCTGAATACGTGTTTAAAACTCTTAGAGTAGCTTTGTTGGAAGGAGGCAAGCTGACGGAATGATCTTAACGTTTTACTATACTCAGATTGTAGTTGTTTTTGTTGTTGTACAGCGGCTTTGGACTGCTCATCTGTTTTTTCACGTAAACGCTCGATCTGCTTAATCTGGGAGTCGGTAGCCCCCTCAGGGATTACCGCTGTGTCTGACAGGTCCCTCATCTTTCTCTGTATTTCCCCTAACTCTTTGTCTACCTGTTTATACATTGATGTTAATTTAGACATCGAACGCATGTTTTTATCCATATCTTTTTGGCTTGTAGTGGTGTAATCGTCTACACCTTTACCTTTGATACGTTCAATCTGGTTCATTAACTTATTGATCTCTTGTAACTTATTAACCGCCTGATCTGTCTGTGCATCTACGCTGAAAATAAACTGTTCCATGTTAGCCACTGTATCACCACACTCCCTTTTCTAAAACTAAAGGTAGAGGATTTTATTAGTCCTCTACCCCCTTTTTACAGCTTTGTATATTCGTCATCGTCATTTTTGTCATTAAATAACTGAATGGCTTTGTCCATTGCTTCTTTATTTAGATCGTTCATGCCTTTATCTGAATTATCAGAAACTTCAGGTCGGTCTCGATCATCTACTAGCTTACGTTTACCTTTATGTACATCCATAGCCTTAGCTTTTTCTTCCGCAGCTTGGATTTGCTTATTAATATACTGCTCAACTTCTGTTTCTCTAGCTGTCTTTCCGCCCTCTTCAAGATACTTGTTGTAGTCGTCTAAGCTATCAAACTTAGAGTATAAGTTCTTAAGGTCTTCCTCTTTAGTAAGTTTCTCCACCTGTTTAGCGATAGAGTTAGCCTCATGACCTTCTTTAAGAACTTCCCAGTCTCCTACTTCTTTAGTCCATATCTCTTCATCGAACGAAGTATCATAGTAATCTGACTCGGCAGATAAACCTTTACGAGCTAATTCAGCCTCCCTATGGTCTTCCTGTAACGAATAGATTATTAAGTCTATTTGACTATCAGAAAGGTTTCTAAAATCCTCGTTTGTCGGGAGGACATTAAATGTTTTCATAATAAACCAGAGGTTCCTCATGTAAGGGGTTCTGGCTAGTCTTTTCATTCCACCTAATTGCTTTAGTTTAAAACCGAAAGTTATTCAGCCACTGCTGAAAATCACGTCCTATGGTATAAAGAATATCTAGGTTGTAAATATCTTCATCCTTTTCTAATTCCTTAGGTACGTCTATACCGGACACACGCAAAGTAGCTAACGTCTGATAGACTACGATAAAATATTCACTAGCGTAGTTGTTCATACCTCCTAGATAAGCAGATAGTCTAGCCTGTATCTTACCTATCTCTACCGCATTAGGAGCCTTTATTTTAATGGTAAACTTCATCTTTAAATCCTCGAAGTCGTAATCCTTCTCGAATGTGTCATTTACTCCACGAACAATCCTGTCCACAGCTTTCTTTTGATCTTTCCGTTCTCTCTGTTCACGTTCTTCCTGCGTGTCTTCCTCTGTCTGTTTAAAACCTTGTATGTCTTTTTCAAAATCCTCGGACATGTTTATTCCTCCTAAATTAGTGTCTCTTTAATAATATAACAGTACTTAGTACATCTATTTACATTATAACATACAAATGGCTATTACCATTTGTATTGGTAATAGCCAAAGTGTGCCTTATCAATTTTGGGTTCATAACCCTTTGCTTGTTGAAGAAGCGTGTATGGATTTTTATGCTTTATCCCTTTTTCCTCTAACTTTTTAATTATCTCAGAAGTCTTCATTGGTCTACCTGCTTCTTTAAGTATTACCGCAATGTCTTTAGATATTAGTTTTACATCTTGATAATGCCCTCTTTTAGTGGGTACTTTAGTTACTTTGTTTTTCTCCTTGTCACTTGCTTTACACCTATCAATTTCTAAGGATAAATTACCGTTGGGTTTAATCTCTTTATCCGGTTCATAGAGCTTATTGTGCTTTTCTATAGCCTCTTCTAGGGACATACGGTTAGATGTTGGTTCTGTTTGGGTTTCTTTTTCCTCCACTATCCCCTCTTTAGGTTGGTACTCTGGGTGAACATTATCTAGTTTGTCCAACTCAGATAATCGACCTGTAGCCTTAGTCATCTCCTCTAGAAGCCTGTTTCTCTCTTCTTTGTAATACTCAATCATTTGTCTTAATGCTTCTCTTTCTGTAAATGTTACACTCACTTCCAAACACTCCCTTAATAGATTTAGTAGTCTGTAACATTATTATAATATTAGATTACCTAAAAGTCAATAAAAAAATTACCAGATTTTACTCCGGTAATTTAATAATAGTAACCTTTACATTATATTGTCTACCCCATCGGTTAGCTTCGCTTTCACTAGGTATAAACACGTCAATTTTATTCCCTTTGATCGCTCCTCCTATGTCTCCGGCTAAAGCTTCCCCGTATCCTTCTACGTGAACTATAGAACCTAGAGGAATAACACTAGGGTCTACTGCTATCACTTTTTGATTAGGGTTCTTTCTAAGGTCCTGCCCTGTCCGGGTTACTCCTGAGCAACCAGTACAGTATGCAGTATACGCAGTAGCTTCCATGGAAAAGACTTTACCATTACTCTCCGGTTTAGGTTTAGGTTCCTCTTTAGTTTTAACCTCCGCTTTTGGTTCTGGCTTGACCTCTGGCTTTTCTTCTATAAATAACGTCTCTGGTACCTCTTTTGACTCTATATGTACCTCTTTAGTTGTCGTGTTAGTAGCTTTAAATCCATCTGTTTCTATCTCTCCTGTTGGGCTTCCTCCACCTAATAAAAAAGGAAGTACTACAAGTAAACCTATGAAACTTTTAGATATAGTCATCGAAAAACTCCTTTGTATTTTATTGACTATACTAATGTAACATAAAGTTATAGATAAATGGAGGATGTAACAGTATTGTAAACTAACTGTAACAAAAAAAAAGGACCCTATAACAGGTCCTTTTTATTATCCTCGAACATTTGCAGATGTCAGGAAGTAGAATCTAGCAGACTCAGAACTGATTTCACCAACACTTACGTTTTCACTGTAGTTGTCGATTGAGCAGCCACGATATGCTACAATTACCTCTTGCGTATAGTTATCGTATAATACAATATCCATAATGTCCATCTGTAATACTTCTTCACCTAAAGCAGCGAAGCCAAGGGAAGCTAAATTCTCTTTCTTCATACGGAAACGTTCTACTGTTACACTACCTTCATAGCGTAAATAAACGTGTTCCTGCGGCATAATAGAACCGATCTGGTAAACCCCAGTAGTTCCAAAACTACGCTCTGCGGAGATTGATTGTGCTCTGGCAATCGGTACGTTTTTAATCATGAAGTACACCGTATTAGCGGACTGTACTGTTTGGTTAGTTACACTAGCCACAGATATTCACTCCTATCTTTTAGTATTTAAACAGGGAGGACTTTACCCTCCCTTAATATAGTCGGTTAGCCTACTAACTCGCTATCCTCATAGTTGATGTAAACATTGATGTAGTCTAATCCTTGAGCAGGTTGTACAGTTAAGTTAATACGGGCTGTGTTACCTGTAATTACAACTTGAACGTCATCTGGGTTATAATCTACAATCAACCCTCCAACTTTCTTCTGTTCATCTAAGAAAGACTCTACTCTATTCTTAAGGATAGAAGCAGAAGTACTTTGGATACGACTTCCAATGAACTCCTCATCAAGGATGGTGCGTAACTCAGTAGTTAAGAAGTCGGAAACTTCTCCTAAGGAGATACGGTTTTGTACTGGTTCAGTCTCTACGTTGTAAGTAGTTGGGTCACTCACAATACGGAAGTAAGAGCTGTTTCTAGTACGAGTAAACTCAGTCATGATAACCCCTGAAGCGTCTAACTGGTCCAACTGATCTCCAGTAAACTTCATATCAAGGTTTTCAATGCCCACATGTTTGTATGTTACAGGTTCCCCAATTGGTAAA